GTTCACTGTGGACAATGTGTTATCAGTATAAGATTTCATCAATATCTGAGGAATCTTGCTGGTTGAACCAGCACTGCTGATACCATCCCACATCACATTAATACCAAATGATTCTAAGTTGTCATTTTCAGCACGGTTTGTTAATGAAGTATTCTCACCAACTACAAGACCGTTGATGAACTTGGGTGCTGTGCCTTCTGCGGCAAATGCTGTTCTACCAACCATAAAGTTGGCAATGTTAGCGTCCCAAGTATAATCTGTGTCAGAACCTGCACTGAACACATCAAAGTCACTTGCACTGAATCCTGTGCTGGGATAACCATATGCATCTGGGTTTGTGGGCGATCCTAACTGCACAGAAGTATTTGAGCCGCCACTCTGATCATAGTCGGATCTAATTTGAACAACTTGACCTCTTGAGGTGTCAATCATGGCATGCCAGAAAGTGCTGTTTGTTACTGACAATGTTGCTTGTGCTGTTTCGCTCATTATCACTTTGCTGTTAGCACTGTCTACTGATTGCACATACGCAGTTCTTGCGAATCCTTTTGGCTGTGTGCCCAATGTTGTGCCTTCAGCATACACCATACCAGCAACAAGATCACTTACAGAACTTGCCGCATCATCTTGGTATCTGTTCACTGATGAAATAACAATTTCGTTGCTACCACTTGTGATGTTACCGTTAAATTTGTATGCAACAATTGGATCTGTTCCTGAATAACTTAACTGGTTGGTATACAGGTTGTTGTTGCGGAAAGCAAAACCATCACCTGAGATGTTAGCAACTTCTGTGTCAGTTACGCTGAACTCTTGCTTGAACACAATGCCATCTCTGCTGTTCACAGTAAAGCCTGTGGCATCTTCTGTGGTGATTGTGTTCACATTGCTTAATGTATTGCTGAGTTCAAACGCATTGTTTAATGTGTTAAAGTTGCTACTTGGTGCTACAGCAACAGCAGTATTCGAAGTGCTACCTAAGAATATGTTACCTTGGTTAAGGTTTGGGGTTTGGTTAGTTCTAAATGCACCTTGTACAATGATGTGGTTAGGTGAAACAACTTTACCAATCTTTTGTATAAGTTCGTTTTCACCTGTTGGTATGGTTTCTGTTAAATCACCTGATCCATTGATGTATAAGTCAGCACCTTGTGTGAAGCCATGTGAACTGTAGTTGATTACACCTGAAGTTACTACTTGTCCTTCTGTGCTTGCGCTGATGTTTTCTTTCACAATACCCAATGCTGGCATCTTAGCAGGGTCTGTGTTGTCTGCTAAGTCTACATGTGGTTGATCACCTTGATTACCACCTGTTAAGTATACTGCTTTGCCTTTTGTCAAAGTTGATACTGTGTTGTTGTATACATTTGTTGCTATTGCACCATCTATGTCACCTATGAATTCTTCGCGAGCAATAAAGTAATCTGCTGTGACATTACCATTACCGGCTGCCACTGTTACGTTTGTGAAAGCACCTGTGCCAATTTGGATATCACCTTGTGAGAAGGACGCATACACAGCATCACTTATATCAGTTGTGAAATTTGTAGCAGTGCTTTTTATCACCAATGTGCCAGCACCATTGTCTTTGATAATGCTGTTTGAACCATCATGGTAAAGTTCTAAATCACTGTTGTTGCCTAATCTAATAAAGCGACCGTCTTCTAATTTAATGTTACCCTGAACCAGTTCTATGTTACCACCGTTTACTGTTATATCTGTATCAAAGTACACAGTGCTACCAATACTGGCAGCACGAGTGACTCCATCATCGATATAAAAGTCTGTGGGACCGTGAAAATGTATGCTTCCTGCACCGTTGTCATGAATAATGCTGTTTGAACCATCGTGGTAAATTTCTAAGTCACTGCTGTTACCTAACTTGATGTATTGGTTGTCACCTAAGGTGATGTTACCACCATTGACATCAAATGATGTTGCAGTGATAGTGCCTGCTGTGTTTATGTCGCCTTGATATGCGCCTATAGCAGTATTTGCTCTATCAGTGGTGTAATATAAGTTAGCACCTTCTGTTAAATCAGTTGTGGTTTTAGTAGCAAAGTCTGCATCAAACAGTGCACTGGCATAATATAAATTTGTGCTACCTTCTGTTAAGTTGTCAGTTGTTTGTGTGGTAAACCAAGTATTTGCATTTGTGTTTGAGAAATACTGATTGGTGTTACCTTCTGCTAATTCATCTGTGTTGATAGGCAGAATAACACGATCGGGCACAGGGGGCACCGGGGGAGTAACCTGACCACCCGACACAGGTCTGTCGTCATATTGTTGATACCATCTACCCTCAGTATCATTCCAGACTAAACCTGAGATTGCTCTGCCAGCCGTTGGTAATACACCAAATATTGGGCGAGTGGAAAATGCTGAATTTTTTGCTAAAAATATTGCGCCGGTGTTGTACGCCTGGGAAGGTGTAGTGATTTCTTCGCCTGCAATTACTATATTACCAAATACAACTGCATTGTTAGCAGTAACATTACTGTTGGCTAAAAGAGTTGCTAAACCAGGACCGTTGAGATATAAATTTGTGCTACCTTCTGTTAAATCATCTGTGGTCAGTGATCCAAAGTTGGATATGTTGCCTTCGCCACCTAAAGAAATATTAGTGCCGTTCACTGTAAATGTGTTTACAGGCGTGTCAAATCTCACAAGGCTTGCATAATATTTGCTACCATTGTAACTGACTGTGAGTAGACTTTGTGCACCTACATCTGGTTGTGGAATTGTTTCATCGTTGGCAAATTCCCAATCTGTCCAGTTGGTGGTGTGCGTGGTTGTGTCAATCACAAATCCTGCAACAGCATTTTGTGTGAGCACAATGCTGATACTGCCGCCTGAGGCCAAGTTACTGAATGAAATGCCTGTGATGTTGCCTGCTAATGTTGCACTGTGAATTGTGCCTTCGCTGGCATCAAATGTCACATTGCCAAACACCGACCCTTTGTCTACTGCAACTGTTTCTGAATATTGCTTTAATTTAACAACACCATTCTCAATGGCGTTTAGGGTGAGTGCATTTGAGAAGTATAAGTTAGTGCTTCCTTCTGTTAAATCATCTGTTGTGCCTGCACCATTAAGATATAAGTTGGTAACACCTTCTGCTAAGTCATCTGTGGTCTTACCACTAAAGATTGCGGCTTCATCAATTGAAATAACACCTGTTGTGCTGTTGTATTCAATTGGTGCTGTGTTGCTTAAATGTGCTCTTACTTCTGCCGCACTTGGACCTGTGTAAGTGAATACACCGGTGTTTGCCGCATAAGTCAGTGAGCCGTCGCCTCCTGCATCTACCACAGAGAAAGCGGCTCTGATAATTGAGTTACTTACAGAACTGGTGTTACTAACAATGATGTTGCTAACAGAGGTGCTTACATTTACTGTTTCTGTGTTAGCATTTACAGTTACATTCGGTTCTGTTACTGTTACGGTTACATTTGCCATGCTGTGTCTCCTTAACTAACCGATGATACTGTTATTGTTATGTCTGCGCCTCCGCCGCCACCCATGTTGGCATCTACCAACTCGATGGTCTCGCTTACTCTGTATGAGTTACCTCTGTTTGTGATGTTAACAGATGTTACACCTGTGTTACTCACATCAACAACAAATTCTGCACCCTCACCATTTGCTGAACTTAGTCCAGTAACTGTGTATGTGCCTTCTAATCTGCTTGCGTCGGTAACTGCATTATCAGTGAATCCTGTGATTGCGCCCACGCCATACTTGATAAAGTTGCTGTCTAAAGTTGGGTCGCCTTCGCTGTTTGTGCCTGGTCTGTATCTTTCTAAAATTGCCCATCTATGAGAACTGGTCACTGGGTTTGTGCCTTCTGAGTCTGTCCAGGTTACTGAGAATATTGTGATTGGCACATTTGCTCTTGCGTTAGGCAACATTTGTCCAGCATATCTACCACTTGGTATTGTGACATTTACTGTGCCTGCGGCATTGTTTCTATCAGTGACGTATGTAGCGGAACTTGGTGTCACATTAGCAAAATATCCTATGATATTGCTGTTAGCAAAATTAGGCAATCCATCTGTGCGTGAATATGCAACTTCATCTACTATCAGCGTTTGGTAATCTAATGTGAAAGAATAATTGGTGATATCAACATCGTATGCGTATTGATACATTTGTTGTGTATCTGGGAATAGTTCAATTACTTGAACATTATCTGAACCTCCGACGTAGTTCTTAAAGTCAAAAATTTTGCCGCTCATTGTGTTCTCCTAAGGGATAAGACAACTTGCCTAAGGACAAGTTGAATGTTTAATTACGTTTTATATTTATCCAAATTTTAATTTTATGTGGCAATATAAAGTTGTTTATACAAATATGGGTAACGAATTCTCACTGTGCCTAAATCTCCGCTTGTTCCGCTGAGATAAACAGTAGAACCTGTGCCACAAGCAGTTCCGGCACCACCACCACCGCCACCATAACCAGTTACAGGAGCAGTTGCGGCATACGCAACACATGGATTGCTGTCATCAAAGTATCCACCATTACCAGCATTGGTACCACCAGCACCACCATTGTTATCACCACCACCTCCACCACCGGAGCCGAATATTTCTACTGTGCCCATGATGTTAGATGAAGTACCTTCGCCACCTGCTCCGCCATTTGCACTTCCGCCAAATATTCCATCAGGATTAACTTTGGTAGCATTTGTGCCGCCAGTGCTTACACCACCACCACCACCTCCAGCGGCTGTTTTGCTGTTGGACTGTTGTGTGTTGGTTGCTACAACACCAGCACCACCATCGCCTCCATTGGTGCTTGTGCCTCCTGCTGGTGATATGTTAGCGTATGTGATTTGTCCAGCACCACCTCCAGCGCCTGCATCAGTTCGACTGGTTGCTTCTACGCCATCATAACCACCGTCACCGCCTACTTCTGATCTCAGACTGCGGAATATCACATCGCTGTTACCATACTCTTGGAACTTGTAATTTGTTTCTGAAAATGCTGATGCTGATTCTGTGTTTTCTTGCACTTGGCCACCACCACCGCCTGCTCCACATTGTCTTTCCCAATATGTGTAACTGCCGGGTGAACCCGTTTGATATGTTCTACTACCGCCACCATCACCACCAGCACCTACTACCAAGTATCTAATATCAATGTTAGCGGGATACAATCCAAGACTGGTTATGGTGAAACCTTCTGCATTGTATGCTATGTTAGCACCTGAGAACTCATGTATTCTATAACCGATTGGCAATGATTCAACACCACCACTTAGCGTTGTGATGTTACCACCTGTGGCTTCTATGCTTTCTGCGTTACGCACAATGATATTAGGTGATGTTTCTAACAAGTCATCTCCCACAGTGCTTATAATTTGTACTGTGATGTCTACATTGGTTGTGTCATTAAAGTTCCAACTTCTATCAATGCTGGCAGCCAGTGAAAAGTTACCATTGCTGTCTGTGGTGAATTGTCCGGTTGTTGCACTTGTGTATATTTCTGTGTTGCCTGTCCAGTTATAATTAAATGTTGTTAAACCAGGCAAGTTACTGTCAATGTTGAATGTCACAGTCTCTGAGTTATTGCTCAACACAGGATTCCAACTGTTTATGCGTGTGAAAGGTTGATCACCTGCTGTGCCGGTGCCTGCTCCATAATGTGCTTGATTGTTGAATGATATTCTCTTAAACATGTTTAGTCTCCGGCATCGGGCAATGTTACACCATTTTCTGCGGCCCAATCATCAATGTTGATAAATTCACCATTCACAACTATGATCCTTTCTGCTGGCCCTCTGTAGTTGCCTTCAGAATCAAACAATCTTAATATTTGTGCTTCTGGATAAAATTCAATCATTCAGCATCTCCTTATTCGGGCCTTGTTGGCCACACAACATCACTCATTCGAGTTGCACTTGCGTGTGTTGTGGTAATATCTCTGAGTTGTTGTCTATATGTTGCCCACTCTGCACGTTTTGCTTCAGTTAAGGGTGAATCTGCGCCTTGTGTCCAATCACTTGTTGCTAATCTCAGAGTTCTTTCTTTTCTTATTTCGTCTTGTATACTTGGCCTTTGTAACTGAACAGGCTGAGTAACCAATGTCATTGTGTCTAAATCAATCTTTTGCTTGCTTTTGTTCAACACAACACCTACTTCACTTTCTAACACGCAACGCACATTTGTGTTCATTTCACAGTTCATGTGTGCAGATGTAGGCGACATCTTTTTAACAAAATGTATATCACCAGTTGTTGAATTATAAAATATATATTTCTTCATGTTATGGTCCTATACTCCCTGCTGGTAAAATTGGCAAGTAATCATCTGATTTAGTGATACGCTTGTCCTGATTAGCAACAGTAAAGCCTCTCACAGTGCCTCCACTGGCGCCCATATCATTGTTGGCGAAATGAGTTACACCCATAACATTAGCCAAATATGTTTTTGTGCTACTTATTGCTGGACGTCCTATAGAAGTAGCAATGGTGTTTGCTCTATCAGTGCTGATTTCATAATTGAACTGAACTATGTATGTAGTAGGAATATTTGTTCCTGGGAATGATTCAGTAACACCTTGGCCAGCAAATGTTTCGAATATATCTACGTTTGCGTTTGCTGTGTATTTGCCTGTTACAGGATCAATGTCAAATTCTTTGTAACGCACTTCTCTGCTGGTGTTGTATGCAACATGATATGTGTCTGTGGCAATAGTGCCTCCATAAGGTATTGCTGAGTTAACTGCTGTGAACTCACCATAATCAACACCACCTAAATCAATAAATTCTGTAGGTCCTAATTGACTGTTTGCTGATCCTAAAGGTGCACTAACCACAGCCGCATTCACCATGTTGAGATTTGAAAAATCATCTTCTTCCTGCAACCCTGCTTGGATAGGACCTTGTGTGTTTCTGCTTATACCACCTATATAACTGATAGGCACTGAAGGAATGTTCACCCTGGATGTTCTCATGCCAGCAGGACCATTGAAATGGATATCAAAATCTATTTCATAAGATTCGGCGATTGGTAAATTTGGATTGGTTGGATCTGGAACCTGCGGTGCTGGTATGGGCACTGGCACAGTAACATTCGAACCAGGCTCATATGTGGCATCACCGTTTGCCGGCAAATGTTCATAACAGAAATGTCCAGGCTGATCAATGCCAGCAACATTCATGTTTGCCAAGTTGATACAGATGGTTTCAATGTCTGGTATGTTAGGTATTGTTATTGGGAAATTGATGATTGGTCCACCACCTGGTAACCCTGGAGGATACACAACGTTTGTGTTGCCCAATCCCACATTGCCTACCACGTTACCTGTGTTTGGATCAATAATATTTGCATTACCTGATGTAGGATCATCCACAATAGTCACATTGCCAGTCACAACATTGCCGATGTTACCCAAGTCTATGTTGCCCCACACACCTGTCCACCAGCCTGGAATACCACTTACACCTGGTTGTCCTCTGCTTTGAACATTTGAATGTGTGTAGACATCATCTGAGTATTCTAACAATACCAATTTTGCAGCCAGCATACCATCTGTGGTTTCTTGTTCAGTGGTACGCATACAGCGGAACAATTTGTTACTGAAACCATATTCAGTATTGGTCAATTTAACTACATCACCAGCATCAACTGTGATTGCTTCATAATCTGCTTCTACTTCAACCACAAGGCTTGTTCTACTCTGACGCAAGTCAATGTTTGCTAAGTTCTCTACTCTGGTGTTATCGTTCACCAATGGATAACGTGTGGTTAACTTGTTCTCTGGTTCATTGGGGTTTCTGTCACCAGCAGGTGTTGTCACAAACACAGTATCTGTCTGATCTTTTTTGATCAGTGAAGGATATTCAACTTCTATTTTGTTATACAATCCATAGAGATCAGTTGATGTAATTGATATTGGACCAATTAGGTTGTCATCAGTAAATTGATATGCGGCATTCTTTTCAGCAGTGGTCGCGGCTCTGTTGGGGACTACGGCAAATTTACCTTCTTTTGGATTATAGGTAAAAAAGGTGCTACATGTCTGACACAATGTATCAATGTTTTGTTTTACTGGCACATAAGTTGACAGCATGCCATCAACACGCCATCTTGCATGCACATCGCCTACACCCTGGTCTGTGGTGTATGCTACTGATGCAGTTGAGTAATCATACAAGTCATCAAAAGATGTTAAATCTAAATCTGTGTTGCTAAGTCCTGCTCCGTATCTGTCATTTTGTAAGTAATCCAACAACACGTTAGAGGGTTCACTGAGACTGTTTGTGATATCGTAATTGATTGCACCTAATCCTGTAAGTCCATTCTCTGGATCATAGTCCATTTCAAATACAGCATATACTAAATTAGCATAATTGGTGGTGCCATCAATTGTGGGTAATAAAGTTGTTGCGGCAACTTTGCCTGTTGTGGGAAATATCTGATCTGTAGAGGCTGTGCCACCAGCATATACCCTACAACGCATTTTGCCGTTCACTTTGTTTGATGCTGTGGCGTTTGGATCAATGGCTGATGTTACTGTTGCGCCACTAAACACAAGTTCGGTGTCATCACGATATATTTTATTGATAGTATATGTGCCTGTGTCTGTTTTTTCACCAATACACATTGCATATACCATGGTGTTGTTTTGGTTCTTGATGCCAGCATCCACAATGATTGCACCTGTGACGTTCCTACCATAGAACACAGGTAACTTGTTGTCTGTTTGTGGTGGTAATTGTATCTTCACACCCGGGTCTTTTTGTGAACCCATTTGTGGTGGCTTGAACACACCTAAGACTTTGGCAGTTCCAAATGCTAATCCACCTGCAATGATTGATGTAGCAATGGTTGCGGCAATACCGGTAAGACCTATTGCACCTACGATTGCTGTTGCTATTGCTGTAAATACTGCCATCTGTTATCCTTTATACACATAGTTACGTTCTACTTGACTCCAACCACGCTTTTCTAAATCAAATTCTGGTGATTGTGTCATCAATGTCAAAGTAAAACCATCTATCTTGCCTGTTTGTTGTAGTTGTTCTCCCACATCTACATATTTTTTTAGTAATTTATAACCCAAAGAAGTCATTCTGTAAGGTTCTTCTACCCACCATGCTATTTCTCTCATGGTCTTTACATGTGGTAACCAAGGATCACTGTTGATCATACCAATCAACATGCCTTGCAGTTCTCCATCTGCTTCTCCTACAATGATAACACCATTTTGCATTATGTGTGTTAACAATGTTCTCACATGTCTGTCATTGTACTGTGGATCGTGATGTGCCGCATAAGGTGAACTGTTGGCAAAATTAATCATCATATCCATTATTCTATCAAAATCTTTTATATCTGCAAATCTAATCATTGTTGTTATCTCAAGTTAACATTAATACCACTGAATGGTCCACCGCCTCCACGGCCACCTCCGCCTCCACCTCCGCCACCGCCATAGCCGGTGCCTCCGGTGTATTCTCTACCAAAGTCGAACTGCACATTGTGCAACTCTGGCACACGATCAAATGTGCCATCTCCAGGAAAAAATTGTTGTCTATCAGTTGGGTTAGTTCTCTGTCCTGCTATTTTGTTTTCTAATAATGTGTTTATGCTGGCAACAGATATACTCACTGTGTTAGTAAGTTGACTTTCTAATAAATTTTCATCTTCTGAGATGTTGTAGTTAGTGATAACACCTTTGAAACGTTGATATACATTTGTAACTGTGTATGAGTCATCAAAGAACGCACGATACACAGTGCATAAACCACCTTTGATTTTTGCGCCTAAAATGGTTTGTATGTAATCAATGTTAGAAGGTATGCCACTAAGACTGATTGAGATATCACCATTTGTGGTTTTGATATCTTCTGTAAATGCAGTAACCTGCAGAAATGCACCACATTCTGTGTAACTGTTTGAATTGTATGTGATGGCTTTATAAGCATTGCTGATATAATAAGTTGTGCCATCAATGTCGAGATCAATCAACAAACAGTGCTTGATGTTGTTTTCTGCTAATTCTGGTATAGATACTGCCATTAGGTATCCTCTTTTCTAATCACTTCAACTAATTCAAAATCACTGTTGAATTGTATTCTGTCATATGGCACCACCGTGTATGTTGGTTTTCTCACCATTTTAACACGGAAATCTACGTCTTTGCCAACTGCAATACTTCTGCTGGTTTGACTAAATCCATTCTGATCTAATACTGTTCTGTGCACAGGCACAGCAAGACTACTGCTGGAACTGAATGCTACATCTTCAGTGACAATGTAAGGATATCTACCGTTTGTGGGTCCTATTTGTATGAAGTCACCTTTTCTAAACATCCAGCCTGAACCGCCAACAACAAAAGTGGTGTTGAGATTGATGTTTGCTCCACTAAATGCATTTGTGGTTGCTGTTTGTATTGTATTCAGTTGTGCTTGTGACAAGTCGCCTTGATATGCTGTAATATAAGCCAATCCACTGTTGGTGCCACCAAAGTCTACTGTTTCTTCTTCAGTGATATCTAATGATGCTAACTCGGTAAGCAGACCTCTGTTGTCTGAATAAGTTAAACCATCATGCATGCCTATGGTAAATTTGAAGGGCACTGCTGAAGCAATTTCTGCTGTGAGTAATCTACCAGACCGTGAAATGCTTTGAGCGGCTAACTTCTTGTAATCAACTGTGATAAAAGTTGCGTTGTCTATGATTGTTTGTATTCCCATTAGCCTGGTATCCTCCTGGCGCCTGCCTGTGTTACGCTGAATATGAATTCAGGATCACTTGCTACTAATTGTTTGAATGATTTGGCATCCACTGCATTGATATTGTATGTTACTGCACCACCACCTAACATATGGTTTGGCACAATGTTACCACTTTGACTACCCATTTGTAGGATCTCAGGTCCCCGCTCGCCAACGACGTATGCACCACCAGCAGTAACTGGACCACCGTTTGCTTTACCTGGTAATTTAATTACTGAACCACCTGCACCAAACCCATATCCAAATGGTCCCAGAATAGCAGCCAATATTGGTTGTATGACCGCAAGTCTCAGTATGTCTGCAATAATTTGTTTGACCATTTTCTTAAAGAACTTCTGGAATGAATCACCTGCACTTTCACCATCCATAAATGCTTGTGCTAAGTCTTGACTCAATTGCACTTGTGCTCTGCCCAATGTGTCTAAGAAGTTGTTTAAGCCTTCGTTTTCACTTAACTTTTCATTTAAGTATGTTTGTGCTTCTGCATATTGTTCTGCGTTTATTTTGCCTTCTGCATACAGTCTGTTTAGTTCTGCCATCAGCACTTCATGGTTAGCAAACACACCAGTGCTGGCATCTACTATGTCTTTGAATGCTTCGAATGCTTCAGTTGGCACCTTGTCTGGTGTTATGCCCAATATGCTGTTTAATCTTTCTACTGCATAAGCCAGTTCTTCAGCAGTCATTGCACCTTGTGCTAATTGACTATTCAAGAACTCCATTGCTTTTGCGGCAAATTTTTGTTGATCACTGTATGCTTTTGTGTCTTCTAATAATTTGACTAAGAATTTCTCATAGTCACTTAATTTGTTTTCGCCCTCTTCTACCTTCTGAGCAAAGGCTGCTTGTGCAAATACTGCGTCAGCAAGTTCTGCAATCATCTGATCTAATGATATGTTGTTCTCTTTCAAGAAGGCATCGTATTCTTCTACTGCTCTACCTGTGGCTATGAATGCTTCTCTGACTTGATCAAGCACTTCTCTGGCTTGTGCAACACGATCATTGATTTTTTCTTGTTCACTTCTATAATCGTTTTTGCTGAATTCTTGTGCTAATTTAATATATTCTTCAAATGGTTTTAGTATGGCTTTATATTCTTCTTTTGCTTTTTCTGCGGCTATTCTGGCCGCTTCTTGTCTTGCTTCGAATTCTGCTTGTGCTTCTGAATTACGTTTCATTGCACCAGTCATGCCATCTATTTGATCTGCGGCATCTTCAGATTCATCACCTGTTTCGCCTACAATGGCTTTGTATCCAAAGAATGCGGCAATACTGTTGAATATTGTTGCGGCTACACCTTTTATTGCACCTGAATAATCTTTTAAGGCATTGCTGTTGTCTAATATTTCTTTTGCTTGTTTGCTACCAAATACTTTCTTGAGACTAACTGAAAATTGTGCTAAAAAATTTGTTGTGTTATCTTTCAGTTGTTTGAATACTTTAACTAAACCACCTGCGGCTTTAGTAAATGGGCTAAACAGTGCTCTCAATCCTTTGAACAATAGTCCTATCTTCTGGAATGGATTGATCAAGAACAATACAGCGGCACCAAGACCACCTAATATTTTCTTAGTATCTACACCTGCTTCATTAAATCCGTTAATTGCCGTTGTTAAGTCATTGATTATGCCTGTTAGGCCTTTGATGCCTTCGGCTAAATCTTCTGAGAATAAATCAAACAATGCTTTTTGTAGACTGTCAAGACTGTCGCCTAAGTTGTTTGTTAATCTGCTGATGTTGTTTGCACTGTCTTCAAGTGCGCCACCAAATCTTTCCTGCAGACTTTCTGTGAGTGCTTCAACAATTTGTTTTGCACCACCTGCTGTTTTACCAAATTCTGATATTTCTAATCTGGTGAGGCCTAACTTGTCCTGTAACATTTGGAATACAGGAATACCTCTGTCTGCAAGTCTGTTGAGATCTTCGAGTCCTAAACCACCTGCTGTAGAACGTGACACCAAGTCTAACGCGGCTTGGAACGTGCCCATCTGATCAGTTGTTACGCTTGCAGTATCGGCAAATGTTTGTAACAATTCATCTGTGGGTTCAACACCAGCACCTTTTAACTGAACAAATGCTTGTGTTAATGTTTGAACGCTAAATTGTGTGCCTTGTGCAAATTCTTGCACACGTTGAAATTGTTTTGCGCCTTCATCTACTGAGCCAAACACAACATTTAGAGAATTTTGTAAGTCTTGGAAAGTGCTACCTACTTTTACGATACTGCCGATAACAGATCCAGCACCAAGTGCGGCAAATGCCGCGGCAACACCGCCTATTGCTGATTTGGATTCGTTGGCAAATTTATCTGTTTGTGCTTGACTTTGTTTGATAGCACGTTGATACTGCCTATTATCTAATTCTAATGTTACGTCTATGCTTCTGGCCATTATACTCTCTTTGTATACTTGTTAATTATAGCAGGTAATTTAGCAACGGTTGGTTCTGTAAAACCTTTTGGTGCTTGTTGACTCCAACCTTCATCTAATCTTCCTGCATAAGGATAATTGCTGTGAATTTTATCGCCTTTGAGACGTGTTTTACTTCTTGCGTTGCCACTGCGAATTGGTGTTTTACTTTTCAAGAAATCAGATGCTTCTTCCATAACATCGCCTGGTAACGTTGTCATGTTGTCAAACATTTTATCAACTCTTCCTGTGTCTACGCGGATTTTCACCTTTTACCCTCTTATAGTATTCTTCCAGATCTTTTTGATCTACCATATCTCCAACGCTGCCATTTTTAGAATTCTTCTTGTTTAAGTATTCTTCATATGTTTGTGCAACATCAAACACCATTAAATCAAATGAATCTGCTGTTTGTAGCAACTCACTTGGTAACTTACCATATCTACGCCCGAGTATATCGAACAATAACAGCAAGTTGGTTTCAGGCGATCCTTCTACAATTTGGTGGCTGGTTACTTTCCCAGCCTTTCGCCAATCAACTTGACTGCTTCTACCATTACGTCCATTGGTAATACTTTTCCATCAGACATCACTGGAGTTCCTTTTTCATCCATGATCATGTCTTTGAGAATTAATGTTGTGCCACTCATGTCGTCTTGTTGAGCATTTGCCAACTTTGAAAACACATCGAGTGGTTGTCGGTCGTATACATAAAATTCTAATTCTTCACCATACTTTTCAACGATCTTTTCGTCTGTGATGAGAATTTGAATTAGTTGTGGTTTTTGTGAAAGTTCTGCTAATTTCATATCTTATTCCTTTATATCTCTATGATGTAAGTTGTGCAATGCACTGAGTGCAAATGCAATACGTTTTTGCGCTTTGGAAATATCTCCTTCAGCACAGCGAATCTCATTCTGAGCCTTCGCTATCTCCTGTTCCATCGACTTCAGAATCTCCTTGGTCGAATGATTGTTCCATATCTGCATGTTTTTCCTCTATATCTGTATTTACCTGTTTTTTAGATTTTGGTGCTTCTGAGCCAGGTAATTCAATGCCATGTTCTTTAGCATACTCATCAAGATCGTGCTGAACACCATCAACAATAATCATTCTTGTTGGTTTAGTCCAATTACCATCTGCATCAAAATTTCTTAACCATTTGTGTTTCATATCTATTCCTCAAAGTAGATAGCCCCGCATTGCAGGGCTATCCAATTGGTTCTTAAACCGTTTGCTTAGTTAGGTCACCATTAACTATGATAGTACCTGGGCTAATCCATACTGCTTGCTCGATTGAAGCCGAAGGGGCTAATCCACCAATGAAGCCTTTACCTTCAAGATAATAGTCTCCACTGTCAGTGCCTTCAAATGCAATACTGAAAAATATTTCTGTTTTGCCGTTTGAAGTTGACCATAGGCCATCAGATGCTACCGAGTTATCAGTTACACCAGCATTACCAAAGAATGCATCGTCATCTAACAACATGTTAAATGAGATCTCATTCTCCATCACTGTTGTGAATGCACTTGAACTTGTGCTGTCCAATGTGCTATATCTCACAGTGCCTGGCGCGGTCGAAACAGATACGTCTTGTAGTAGCGGAATTTGAAATCCGCTTGCGTTATCTGGTTCTGCCAATACTGCTGTGTTACCTAAAGTAAGGATGGCTTGTGAACCTGCTGTGACATTAATTACTGCCATTTGTTATCTCCTATAGATTTGTTATATTGTATTCAAATGTATATGTTATTACATCATCTTCAATTTCGGATGTTACCAAACATTCAGAAACCTGTGTTCCTGAAATAGCACTTCTTGCATTGAGGATGCCTGTAATAACGTCATCTATGTTCGAAGGCTGGTTCTTGGCATCTGTTGACAAATATGCAAGCACTGTTTGTTCTTTTGTAATCACTTCTTGTTGATCAAGAGTTCTATACAACTGAACACGCTCTTCCTGCAATTCATCTACATAAACGGTTTTCTTGTTCTTCACATACAGGTTTTCACCTGATGCTGTGAATGGTAATTCATTACTTACCTTGAACGCAGTATAGGCACTGATGTTAGTGCCAATTTGAGTGCGAATAGTATCAGCAATAGTAGTCATTATCTAACCTTAACTATTGTGCTTCTACGTCTGCTTCTGCGAACTGGTTGGTAAGTCCATGCTTTTTCACCATCTTCTACAGTTCCATCACCATCTGCATCATACCAATCTGCAAGAGCCAACAGTTCATTGAATATTTCATTGAACTTGACATCATAGTATTTGATCTTTTGCACTTCATTGCTTTCTTCGTTGCCAAAGTCTGCAATAAGTGGTAGCAAGAATTCCTTCAATGTGTAATAAACACACATGTCAGTGAAGTCTTGCTTGCGTGTAATGATCTTGTCTGGATCAAAGTCTGGGAGCAGTGCAGGATTGCTCACGCTACTGCCCACAAACCCTTGATATCCAAACCACCATGATGAGGCCTTGATCTTGACATTGATGCGGTTGGTCGCCTTTTCCAGCATGTCCTCAATGAATTCCGTAACATCAGCAAAACCTGATTCTTCAGGAACAATGATTTCATTGCTTTCCAAAATGCGTTGATCTTTTTGTAGAACATCGGTGTATTCTGCGTAACTTACTACCGAACCGTCAACCGTTAAAAATGCCATAACTAATCCTTATTAAGCCGCGTCTGGTAAGTTGTTACTTCTAAAGAACATAACGCCAGCCGCTTGTCCAATCAAGCCCTGCATTAATGCACGGTTACCTACTTCAGAAAGTGAACCAATTGCTGTTCCGCCTGCTAATGAGACTTGCTCGCTGATTGCATATTCGAAAGAAGGATCGATGATTGAAACATACATGCCTGAACCAAAATCAACTGGTGCGTTTTGACCACGTAATTGAGCAACTGCTTTCGCTACTGCTACCACGTTGGCTGCGCCTGTGCCGATTGTTGCGTGACATGTGATTGGGTTAATGAAATTACCACGTAAAGTAGCGAACCCGTTACGAACAGAACCGCGGAACTCGTGAACGTCCGTGTCTCCGTTGTACCATACGCGAACAGAAGGTTCTCGCTTGGACGCAAATCCAAGTGCTTCAGGTGACATAACAAAGTTGGTTGTAAAGTCGCTGTTAGCACCACCTTCACCTGTGTCGGCGAGAGTTGCGCCTGCTTTAGCCACTGCTAAACCTGCGATGTCTGTTGCTTGTGCAAGACCGCCTGCCATTCTGTCAAGAACTGCACGTCTTACTAATTCGATACCACCGTCTTCTAATGCTTCTTCGTTAACGTCTGTAGCAACTACTCTCTTAGCAACTGTTACGTTTGCTTCAGTTGGGTCGAAGTCACTAACTGCACCATTTGCACTGAAAGATTGACCTTCTGTGATTGTGGTTGCGTTTACATATGCATTAGTAAGTGGCCAACGGACGTTATTGCCCGATGTTCCCTCAATGCTCATTGAGTTGAGGATAATTTGCTGGTTAGGTAATAGAACTGCGTCCATGTAGTATGGGACCAAGTCGGAAACGACCGATGTATACAGTTCACTAACACCACTACTTGATGTTGCCATTGTATTCTCCTATTATTGACAATGTTTATTTAATTTGGAATTTCTCACGACGTTTGGTCATTTGCTTTTTGATCATTGCGTCAGTGATCGATTCTCTACTTTTGTTTTGATACTTGCGTAATTCTAAATACGCAGATCTGTATTCAGCGTCGGTGTTTATACGAGCATCATCTAACGGCTTAGTGCCTTTGTCAGAATCTGTCACGGTTTCACCGTACTGTAAATCAACACCCTTCTTGCCAAAGTTAAGACCTAATGTTTTCCCAACTGTTTCTACTGCTAAGTTGTAATCAGGTGTTTCACCATCAGTTGTGAGATATGTATCACCACTTCTGATCGCAAATGTGTCACCTTCAACTGCTAACATGTTGCGAGCCTTCATGAGATCAATAACAGCGCCTTTTTGCTCTGCACTCCATGTGCTGGGCATTGCGGCATTGAGTTGACTCATATGGTCTTTCAATAACAAGTCTGTTTTGAGACTTTTAACTTGCTGTTGTAGTTCTTCAACAGTGGCTTCACGTCTTTTAACAGCATCTCTCAATGCATTAACGTTTAGGCTACTGCCTTCTTCACTTGGTGTAGTCTCTTGAAGAGTCTTTACCACGCTCTTGACTGAGTCAAATGAGTCAACGTTAAGTTCATTTAAGAACGATTGTTCTACTTCACGTTTGGCATTTGCCGCAATCTTGTTGGTGTCATCACGAGTATATACTCTGACCCCATCTACAAACAACTTGTTGTCTCTGTATTCCACAGACGGTGTTGTTGCTTTATCAGATTTTGTATCTGTGACTGTATTGTCAACAGGTTGAGCGGAATCTGTAACCGGTGCTGTATTCTCGGACTGCACTGCCGTTTCTTGTTGGACTGCTTGTTCCATTTTTTCTCCTATTATCGCCGAAGTATTAGCGTATACTTTGGGTGCTTACTGCTCCCACCTAACTTGCCCTTACAGGCTGTTATTTGTGTATGAACCCTCAATCAATTGATCAAGACGTTCACGTAATTTGTCTCTCATGTCTTCTTTGTAGTTGACTTCTTCAGCATCAACTCCACTACGCATTTCCATACGCATTTCTAATTCTTCATGTGTGGCAAAAGGCATGTAAGTGATCAATCCATCTTCACGTTCATGTGTGTGGAAGCCTGATCCACCTAATCTGTTTGCTTCTGCCTCTGCCTCTGCTTGTGTTTCGAAGTCTCTGATTGTGTATTCTAACTCTGCTCCGAAAGCACCTTCAAATCGCTCATATGCTGATATCAGCAAGTCGATTTCTCGTAATTCGTTTTCTAATCCTTTCTGTGAATACAGTCTGTTGTAACTCACAGTTAGATCTTCTGGTGTTGTTTGTCCTTGCCATTCAAACCATGCAGGCCATAGATAATGTGCTTCTACGTTTTCCAATGATGTTGCTTTCTTGCGAATGAATGCTTCTAACTTTGAATCATACATTTCAATTTGTATACCTGAACGTGATGCTTTGATCAGTTCGTCTGATCGAACCATAGCAAGTTGATTCATTTTTTCAATTTTCTGATCTACCAACTCTCGAAGTTCTGCGATTGAATCTAAAGGGGGTGCCTTAAATTCAAACACATAATTAGGTTGCCCGTTAAGCCCGCTCTGCACCTGTATTACAGATCCTGGCTCCGCTCCAACGTTAAAGTTGTTTTGATTCAACGTTTCAGAGTCGCAAATAGTGACTGGATGTGCACCGTAAGATATACTGCTGTATATCTCGCCGTAGTCCCCATATATGCTTCGTTGAATCTGAGCGATATCAAAGATGGGCGTGTGCCCTATACCATTATATATTTTGGTACTTTGATAAACGGGTCTTACGAACTTTAAGTGCCCGAGTTCATTCTCTTGCACAATTCTGTAAAACCCTGTTCCGTCTTCGTCCTCAAGGTATTCTGCACCTTCAGGAACTTCAATGTCTGTGTCTTCATCGGTTGGCATGAAGATTGTTTCGATTGTGTCCGGTGTCATGTATTGGTATACTTCTACTTCTGGTTCTGATGCTACACGAATCACAATCTTTTTGAGTTCTAAATCTCCATCTGCTGAATAACCATAACTCCAATTGGTTACGTCTAATGGTGAATACATTCTCCAACGTGCATATGGTGCACCTGCTGGTTTGATACAACTTACCCACACAACACCATATACTGTGCTGTATGTGTCCACTTTGCTCATGAACTCGTTGATTGATTCACCTTCTCCTGAAACGTCTTTGATGAATGATTCTACTTCTGGTGTTTCAGGTAATTCTCGAACTGGCGGTGTTCTAAACAATATTGCATTGTATTCTGAAACATATAAACGTGTGTATGGCAATACAGGCACGTTTTCTAATTTTTCTTGATAGAATGAATCCAAGTATCCTGGACCACTTTCAGCATCTCTGGGTGTGTTCACCTTCATTGCTGTTTTGTATACTGCTGTTTGGTTACCAGCCTCGTCAAGATCATATGTGTTAATCACATCTGATGCTTCGGTGCTGTCTATAGCGTATTTTTTGAGGTATTGACCATTGCGATATTCTACGCCACCGTAGTATGATTTAACTGCTAATTTCCAGTCGTGTTGATAACGCTGGTAGAGATCGTGGGCTCCTCTGATGAAGCCGAAGTAATCAAAATTTTTGGCCATATTTTGTCTCGAGAATGTTATATAACTTTTGCGCCTTATTATTTATCACAGAAAGCCAATTTGGTTGACAAATGAGAGCATTTGTGCTTAAATATGTGTGTTGAAGCATATTAGAGGAGAATTTCCTGTGTAACTAACCGCTTCAACATATTGTTACGATACTTATATAATAGGAACCGAAGGGTGGCACCTTCACAAATAACCCCCAATTAAGGGGGTTTTTTGTTTCTTGCCTATCGGTTGTAGGTAAGTTAGGACTCTTTACTTATAGTTGTAGGGTCTCGGTGTCCGCCACAATGTGGTCATCTAATATCACTTTGTTCACTTGTTCAGCAGGCACTGAACCAAAACCCTGTCGACTTGGTGAATAAAAAGTGATCAACTTGCGTGGATCATATGTCTTGTCTTTACGACTCAATGACTTCGCATGTCTCTTCTGACCCACTGCTGTTTTCCTTTTCTGATTTTTCACTTTCTTCATTTGTATTCTCCTGTGGTTTGTACATGTATGCTTCTATGATTCCATACTGTTTGATGTATCTGTTTATGTTTTGTTGTAAGTCTTCTGTGTTTATGCCGTAGAACCAATGATCACGACAGGCTTTTACACCTGGATGTGTTCGAGGCTGATGCCACCAAAACAATCGCATTTTTGCCCAATGTCTGCCTGGATACAGTTCACTCAACAGTTGAAAATTATCTTCTACTTGATGTTCAATGGTGTTGTCCATGTGAGGTGCTCCGTTGGGTTCCATTTGGGTAAGTTGCTTAATGATTGCTGTAGGCTGGTTATGTTTGCTTCGTTTGACTTGGCTGTGAGATACACACGATATTCTGCTGAGTCGGTTAACACATGTTGTGCACGTTCGGTGGCACTCATGTTACGCCAACAAGCCAATGCACGTGGTGTGTCATCGAATGTGGTATAGTTAAGTATTTCACTCATCTTTCTTCTCCTTTTGTAATTGTGCTATTCTCTGATATGCCGCATACAGTTGTTTGTTCAGTTGTGCTACTTCTTGACGTAGCAATTCTATTTCTGACATTGTGTTATCGTTCATGTGCACCAACTGCAATACACAAGTGGCTTTTGTGTCTGTGTAAGGTTTTGCCTGATTGTGCAAATTGATCATACAGTGCATCATTTACTGCTCTACAATGTATCTCTGGTGATGCATATTGTCCTACCTTGATAGGATGATACGCATGCCAATTGGTAACCACAAAGTGACCACAGAACTGTTGTGTTATCTTCTGCCATTCTGGATCAAAATGTTCTGCCAATATGTGCTCCAATGATTCAACCATCAGTATTGTGTCGTATTGTGAATAATCTATGTCTAACTCATTGATGGGTGCATTCAACAATTCATATTCATATTCTCGTTCAAACAGTGCACGGTGTGTGCGAGCATGTATTTCACTTGCATTAGGTGATGGCTCTATGCTGGTGACTGAATATCCTAATTCACACAAGAAGCCAGTAACTTCTCCTCTGCCTGATCCTATTTCTAACACACGGTTGGGTTTTCGAATTGCATATTTTTTAACAAAGTCCAATTGGTCAGCAACACGCACATTAGGGCCTTCGTATCTGTTGTTCTTGGCAACGTCAGGCCACTGTTGTTCTATTTTGCTGTAGTCTATGCCGTGTGCGTATGCAACAGCACTGAGTGCATCTCCACTTTTGAGTGCACCAAATTGCAGACTTCTTGCACCATCAGAACCTTTGAGAAAACGTTCGCTGTAAATGTTTCTATAATCAATCGTCATCTACATACTTACCGTTGACTTTTACACGGTAACTCTTTTTCTCGTTGCGAACTGAACTCCAATCAATCTGGTCATATGCATCTTGCCACTGTTGAGAATTGATGTCAGTTCTGGGTGACGAGCCTTTGCCACCATGTGTGCTTTTGTATTTGTGTGCTGGCTTTTCTAAACCTTGCGAAATGTCTCTGGCCTGTTTGAGTGCACTGTTGTTGTTGATGATCTTTTCATTCTTCTGCCACTGCTTTGAACCAGTAGGTGGTATCTTAGAGTCTGACATTGTGATCTCTTTTGCGTATTTCGTTTCCGTATCCGGCTAACAGTAACAATACTGTGAGTATGTTGAACCATGGTGAAATCAATCCCAACATTGTGCCCCACAGTAGGCTTATGCCTGTGACTGTCAAGGTGTTGATACTGCCTGTGACATGTGAACTTTCTTTGTTAAAGTCTGGCATTTTCATACTTGTCTCCTTATTCTACCAGTCACTGGCGCACTGTGTTGCTTCACAGGGAACAAGTGGTTCACTGCATAGCCAAGTGCATCGTTAAAGTGACTGTAATCGTTAGCGCCATCTTTTGTAGGCTGGCGTGTGCCTTCTTTGTAGGTGTGTTTCCTAAGTCCGTTAATAACTTTAACACATTTTGGTGATATTGTCAACCGCATGTTGTCTGCCTTCAGCACAGAGTTAACTGCACCAATGCGATCTTTAACAGATGGATTCACTGATCCCACTTTGAGTTCAAAACCGTGATTGCGTAATATGATGTGATCTGTAACGCCACCTGCTGAAGTTCGACGTTGCGCTCCGGCAGCATCTGGATATGCAATCAACTTGCGTCCTGGATAACGTTGTTGTATTTCTCTACACATTTCGGCTGTGTCTGTGCCATATATCTCTACTTCGTCATATATGTGTAATCCTTCGGCTGTGAGTTCTCCAATAACAGCACATCCTGGATCAATATTAAAATCGATTCCGATATGGCAAGGTGTGCGTGTGTCTTGATTCACAGGTTTGTCCACTATGTTGTGTTCACCAAATGCATAGTAGATCTGGCCACTATACTCAACAAAGGTGGCTTCATACTCTTGCCTAAACGTTCTTTCATCTAAGTCGCGACGTGCCGCCTCTACTTCTGAATCACTCACATTGCCACCTTCTAATGTGGTGAATTGTAATGACCACCAATCGTCTAAATGTTTGGCATTGTTGTAAAGATCAAAGAACCAATTCTTTCCTTTGGGTGTGCCAATGATCATTGCTGAACCTTCTCTGTCAGCAAGGGTAGGACGTATAACTGCTGTCCATGCTTCTTCTGCTATGTCAGCCGCTTCGTCTATCACAACTGCATCTACGCCTATACCACGCATTGAATCAAAGTTGTCTGCTGAACGTAACAGTATTTGTGAATTGTTAACCAACTTGATGGTGAGGTCTGATTCATTGACTTTCTTGATCCAGTTCTTTTCTTTGAGCATGGTTTTCAAATCATCGAATATGATCTGTTTTGCCATACGATAACTTGGCGCCACATACATGCACTTGCGATTTGGGTATCGTGCTTGTTGTGCAAGATATGCAATTGAACAGAAAGTCTTACCTCCTCTACGTCCAGCCACAATGCATTTGAATCTGGCAGGATTGCTCAATATGGTTTTCTGCACAGGCGTTAACTTCATAAGAACAAATCCTGTGGATCTACATCACTGCGCCATTCGGCAAAGTCAGGTGTGTTGTGGCGAGCATATGGCTTTTGCACACGATCTTCCAACCACATCAATTTGCCGGGCCATCTACGAAACAGTTGTGCTTGTTTTTGTAAATTATTTTGTAACTGTTGTTCAACGTCAGCCCCCGTAACTGAGAACTTTTTCTGAGGTGAACCATTCTTGATTGCTCCATTTGGCTCTATGTTGTGAGGATGCCATTGTTGTGTGCTGAGACATACTGCATAACTGTTGCACTGTGCTGTGAAGTCTTTTCTTGCTGTGTAATAGATCTTTTCGGCACGTTCACAGTACAGTTCAAAGAACTGTTCCCACTGTGCGGCACTGCGTATGTGGTTGGGCATCACTTTGACCACATAGTTATCAGGACATGAGGGTTTGAATTTGTCAAAGAACAATTCACCACCATATGCACTGTGGCCATAACCAGTTATGTTGCACAACTGTTTGACCAATGTGGTTGATCCTGTTCTGTAATTTGCTATAACCAATATCATATCTATAAAACCTAAAAATGTGAGGATGACCCTAAAGGGGAGTTAAGAAATGGCTAATCTTATGCTTCAGAATCATCCTCACTTAACCATGGTAGCACTTGTTCTGAATCTGTGTTCTGTGGCGTATCACTCATATCCAACCAGTTCTTGGATAACCATATCATCATAACACGGTCACCATTAAGTGCTGTTTCTAACATCTTTTGACGCAATTTGCGTTTTGTGGCTTGACGTGCTTTTGTGTATAAATCACGAAAGTTGTCACGAAGCGTTTGTGCTGGCACACCATAATATTCTGAGAAGTCTTTCCATGTTGAAAACAAACAGGCCATTTGATAGAATTCATCTTCAGGGATAACTGTTTTATTACGTCCAACCACACGACCCACAACGGTTTTCTCACCGTATTTGATGTTGGTCACTTGATAAGGTAATTCTGTTTCACTCTGAGGGTTGCTTGCTTGTTCAGTCATGGTATATTCCTGTAATCAGTGATTATCGCCACTGTGTGCGTATAGACATATTATTTATCCTTTATGGCTTTTTTTATCCCTTTTACCCAAATTTGTAGCCCTGTATTCTCCATCTGGTGAACGTTTGTAAGTCACATGATCCCAAGTAGCAGGGTCTATGATGGTGTTGCCATAGTAAATGGTTTTGCTGAGTTGTGCTGTTGTTCTATCAACAAAATGTTTTAACTGTGCAACATCTGCTTCAGTGAGAGGTTCTGCTTTGGCTAACACACGACGTATTTGTTCTCGGTTAAAAGGTGCTTGATCACCACTGAGACTTAATTTATGTTGTGCTTTGACTCGTAATGTATCTATATCCATGTTGATATTTAATCAAGTAGATAAAAAAGCCCTCGCATTTGAGGGCTTAAACACAACTTGATAATCGTGTTACTACGAGCACATGTTTGTTTGGGTTGGACAACTTAACACATTCACACGCCCGATAACATTATTTATTTGGATCTGTAACTATTTGCCAATCATAAAATGTAGGTATTCTCACTTGGAATTCCTCATCTACATTTTTATTCATCTCGTTGATCTGTTGGGTCATCAATCTTGCTCGTGTGACAAATTGATACAGTTCTGAGTTCTCCAATGTGTGTTGTGCTCTCTGTTCAGGTGTGAGACTTTGCCATTTATCTTCCAGAGTATGAGTTATTTTACCGTTTATTTGTTCAGCCATTTGATTTCTCCTGTTAGTTGTTCACTGCTTCGCATCGCACAAAGCAGTGAGTGAACACCTGCTTCGTTTCACTCCGCAGTTGATTCATCTCACCTGCTTAACTTCTCTTAGGCGTAGTTCGTTTGAACCTGATGTGAACAAATGAACTTTTTAAGTTGCCCAAAGAAGTTGGTTGGCTTTGACTTTTAAGTCAAGTGAGTGCTAACTGTTTTTCCGTAAAAAAACAATTAGCCGGTAACAAAACATCATCGATAGCAAGTGCTACGCCCATGTTTGTCGGCGGCTTCAGAGTCTGTATACGTCATTTAAGTGAGGAGTTGACTATCATCTCCACCTGCGTTACCGTTGCAGGCTGACCGCTACTCGCAAATACAACACAACACCTTATACAGGAAGTGATTGTGTTTTGCTCCGGGCCGTTAGCATCTTCATCATACCCGGACATCTTAGGTGGTAACTTTCGGTGTTACCGTGGCTTATTCAGGCCCCCATCACTGTTTTTTATTTTTGACTGGTCTGGTCTCCAGTCGTCTTTGCTTACAGAGATAGTTATGCTCTCTGACAGCACAATGTTTCACAATTTTGGATATCTTGGCAATGATGCTGGGCTTTACATCGCCCTTAAACACCGTCCAATGTTTGCAGAATTTGTGTAACTGCTTCTTTTCTCGTTGAGGCACTGTTGCATGTCTGCTGTAACGTTTAGCATCAGCGTACAATTGGAAATTGTCATAATTGAGGGTAGAACTGTTCACACCTTTGCTGTTCAAGAACTGCTTTACTGCGTGTTCATGTTCACGTGCTTGCTTGGCTTGTGTGTAGTAATCAGGTTTCATACCATTTCCTTTTTGTTGCTTTGGCCTCTGTTTTTATTTATGATTTGAACCAAAATTGTGTGCTGTTTTCGGTTCTTTTGCTAAATACTATTGAGCGGCACATATTATTTCTTTGTTTACTGCAGAGTGGCCTCTAATGTAAATCTCAGTATGTTTGCCATAACATATTCCCCGGAAAAATGTCGCTCTTCTTATTTCACTCATAAGAAAGTCCCGCCCCCAGCAATGGGGGCTTTTCTTATGCACTGCGAAATTTTACTTCTAATGGCATTTCGTTATCAACGCCATTCTTTGTGTAACCTATTCTAAACGCAAATGGATCTATGCGGTAACATGCAACTATCACTGTGAACAAGTATTCAATCTGTTTCAGTTGCTTTTGTGTGAAGTCTACATCAGGGTTTCTGTAGTAGTTGCTCAACAAACCAGCCACAAGACTGTTTATGCTGTTATACTTACTGCCTGTGATCTTTTGGTATTCTTTGCCCATTGGACCACATTCTGTTCTGCTTTCATAAAACATTCTGCACAGTTCGGGCTTTATGTATTGTAACTGTGAAAAGTCTGCGAGAAACCTCTGCAATGTATTGAACACATACTGCTTGTCTTCGGGGTGCAGTCTCACATACTTTCTTGCATTCTCATCAATGTTTCGCTGTGTATACCACATGGTTTTTACACCATCGTTGATAGTGCTCATGGGTTGTCGATGATATGCTGATTTACGCACTGCGCTTTTACTGATTGCCATTGTTCAACTCCTCATAGTAGTTGGGAAATCTGGTGTGATGTTCATCACTGTGTTCAGAAAACAAATTGGGTTTTGGGTACACAATATCATCAGGTTCAATACCTGGTGTGATGTCTACACGATTCCACAGTTCTACATAGTCTCTGTGGTTGTTGTTGGCGTATTCTTGCATTATGGCAACTGCTTGCTCCATGGTGTTGCCATCCAGCAACATGTTGAACAAATGGTATCTCCAACTGAAAAACATTGGGTGCAGTGGGTGTAACCAACCTTTGGGTTTCCTTGCCCATCTGGTGCTTTTCCATTCTCTACCACCCATGTCTTTGCCCAAGTTGTGTTGATACTGACTTGAGAAATATGCTGTGCCACGTTGCTTGAGTCTGGTGCTCAATGCTGTGGGGTGACAACCAACTTCCCTGGCTAATTGCACATTGGTTTTGTTATACATTAACTCTGACACAGAAGGCATAGGTGCTCTCTGATAAGGTGTGCCATAGTTACGCACTCTCATGTGTAATGCTTCTGGCTTTACACATTCTAATTCTGCTAAGTCTTTTGCTTTGATGCCCCATGTGCGTTCAAAGTGGGCTTTGCCGTTGATTTTTTTGTTTCTTGCTTCACTCATGTTATTCTCCTTAGATGGGAGGGGGCGTTAGCCCTCCTCCTTTGTTAATGCATCTGCAATTCTTTTTAACTGTTCGTATATTCCGTTTATCACGTAATAGTCACCTTCGTTCAATGTTATTTGCACTTCTGATAAGTTGCCATCAAATGATGATGCTAAAATTGCGTTTGCTACTTTTTCTAAATCATTCATTGTAAAAGTCCTTTTGTTTGTTTACTGTATAAATTAATTATACACAAGTATTTAGCAAAGTCAAGCAAAAGGGGCGTAAAAATAGGCTAAAATAGCCTATTTTTTAAGATAGCCTATACAAATATTTAATGTTATTTATCTTTGCGCTTTCGAGCACGTTGTTTTTTGGTGCGATCGGCGTTGTTGGTCTGAATGGTGCCTAATTTCAAATGGCGAGGATTGATGCATATACGATTATCGCATGTGTGCATGATTACATCATCAGATGTTAATGGTGTGTCCTTCCATACTGCATACACAAATCTGTGTAACAATGTGCTGTTTGTTTTGAAGTATTCTGGTGGGGGTTGTCTTAACTGTATGTAGTTGGAATACTTGTGGGGCATAAATTCCAAACATTCATCACAGTATGTTGCTTTGGCAAAGAATTTTGCTAATCTTTTGTGTTGTTTAACTTTGTAGTCTGTTGATTTGTCCATTTACCCATGCTAAGGCTCGCGGCCCACCCCATAGGTAATATGCCATAATTGCCTTACTGTCCTCTATTGAAAGTCCTTGTTCTCTTGCATCATCGTACGCTGGCTTTGCACGTTCTAAGTAACTACGCATACGAATTAGCGTTTGTAGACTTAAATTATCACCTCTGGCAAGTTGATTTGCTCTTGCTATACCAACAGGTGTGCCAGCACGTCTACTTGGTGCTACACGACTACGGGCTTCTAAGGCCCTTTTAGCCGCATCTTTTATGTAATCTGGTGCTACTGGCATAATATTATTTTTCCGTTGCTGTAAGACGCTTACAGTGCGCTTAACCTATCATTTGTCCGGCTACCACGGTTATCATTGTGGTAACAGAAAGACCAAGGACCCACCATATGCGATTGTCTAAGCGATCTAACCTATCTTGGAAAAATGATCTATTGTCTTTTACTGCTTCTTTGAGGTCATCTATGTCCTCTGCCATATGTGCCAAGTGATTGTTTTTAATCTGCTCAATCTCATAGTGCAAGTCCTTGGTCGTTATTTTCTTATTCATATCTACTACCTGTGCTTGTTTGGTTTGCGTTGTATTCATTATGGTAACTTGCTTATATCTATGTCAAAATAAGGTTCTTGATACACAGGTTGGTATGCATCAATCTCTGCCTCAGTGGTTATGTTGTTTTCAACAATTGCCGGCAACACAAATTCTAAAAAATCTCTGGGATTGATTCTTTGTGTTGCATATTGTATAAGTTCTTCATTAATCATCTGTATATCCTATTTTTTCACGCAAATGCTCTAACTTGGCTTTGCGTTGTTGTATCAGTATGGGCACTGGTGCCGCATTACCATCATCATCATCATCTGGGCTACTGTATAACCACTCTTGTGTGGGATAAAGTGCATCCATCTCATCGACTTTTGCACTCAGCCACTCCACTGACTTGTCTGTGCACACATACACAAAACAGTCTGTTTCTACACCGTTATCATCCTTACATCCTTCAAACACACATGCAAATGTTTTGAATGACTGTTCGTTGTAAGGTATTGTTATTATCTTTCCACTCACAAATGATCTATAGGCCCATGGACACACATCACGAATACTCTCGTAATGTGCTAACCAATTAACCTCTTTTCTTCTTGCCACCTCTGGACTTTTTCTTTTTCTTTCCACCTCTGTTCATTCCTGGCATTGCTTTTCTCCCTTTGTATAATTCGCTTACGCCTGCACTGGTAGTAGCCATTATGTTACCACCGTGTTATCATAATAATACCAACTTGTTCCATCACTGTACGCTGGCTTGTTGTTACCGTTTGTGACAAATATCATACCGCCTGCTACTGCTGTTGGTAATGCAGTATTTGAATGACTTGGCATTACTGGTATGTTTGTGAATGTTGTTGTAACATTGCTGAATTCAATCATTTGGCTGTTATCAACCTTGAGATTCAATTCATCGTTTGGATAATTAAGTTCCAATGTCCATTCTTTGTCACTGTATGCACTTTGTGTGTTGGTCACGCTAACTAATGGTGGATCCACATAGTTAACCTGTGGTGCACTTGCTGGATATGGTGTTGAACCACCAATTGCTGAGTATGTTAATGGCGCAAATCCAGTTGTGTAAACAAGATATATGTCATAACCAATATCACCACCAACATTTGCCGCAAAGAACAATCTATAAGTGCCACCACTTAGTGAATTTTCGCTACCTGTAGCACTTTCTTCAAATGTTCCTGAGAATGTAACAAGACTTCCTTGTATGAAATTACTTAATTCATCCGGCACTGTGATAGCAATTTGACCATATCCGGATGGGCCGATAGCCAATGCCGCATCAAAGACACCGTGCACTGAGAATTCAACATTTGGATCATTTTGTCGATGAATGCTCATCTTGAGGTCACCAACTGTGCTTCCTCTGTCGCCACCGTTTGTGACTGTTAATTGGCTACCCTCATCACCAGCAATGTTTGCAGGACCTATCTTGGTCCAATACTTGCTGTTGCCTTCATAATATGTGAGACCAATTGCTTTTGGCATCAACTTCTTGTTTTGTTCTGCAGGTGCAAAGTAAATACCATGTCTGTCTTCGTCTGCTCTCTTACCGCTGGCAAGAGTTAACTTACCACCTTGGTAACTCATGAACACATCAGCACCTTGTGTGTTGTCCACAGTGCTG